GTTTGAGCACCTCTAGCAGCAGAAACTTGAGCCTCTCCTTCTTTTCTTTGTGTTTCATAAGCACTCTTACGTGCTGCTACGTTAGCTGTAGTTTCTTTAGTTACTTTGTCAAACTCTGCAGAGGCTTCTTTTTGCTGTTTAGCTGCTTCTTCATAAGCCTTTCTAGCTTCACCTTCAGCAGCAGTCACACCAGTTACGTCTTTAACTGTGTTAACTACTTTCGTCTTAGCGTAATTAATAATCTTATCAAGAGGTCTAGTAATCTTCCTAAACCAGCGTCCAATCCTCCATTCAAAGAATTGCTTGAATAGTTCTTCCTCTTCTTCTTTCTTATCCTCAATTACAGGATCTGCATAAGCATAAGCAAAATCATAATGATGATTATTAAATAGGTGATCCCACCAGTTGTTCTTACGCATAGCTTGGTAAATCCTGATTACTTGTCTCAAAAAACGCTGGCATTCTGGCTCTACGAGTATCAGAAAGACCCTCTGCTTTCCCACTGTACATCAGATTATCACTCTGATCTAGCCAAAACTGTCTATCCAGATAGCGGTCTTCTGATTTACCTAAAGGCTGTAATATCCAGTTAATAGTAGCCTTTCGTAGTTTATCTAGTGACTGACTAGGTTTAAGCCCTAATTCTCTACACACAAGACTATGCCCACTGACGTGAATAGTTTCATCACGAGACACGTCGGCACTAGTGGTCCTTAATCCTGAGTCTCCGTTGAATCTGAAGAACGGCAATATAACAAAAAAGATAGCTTTCTCAATTACCAAAGCTTTCAAAACTGTATGGTCAGGATGGCTAGACCAAGCTGCTTGAAGTTTATGAGCTTCAGCCTCAGCCTTATCATCAACACCGTGAGCATTAGCAATATAATTAAGAGCTAAATCATGCCTGTCCTCATCTTTAACGTTAGAAGCTAAAAGATCTCTAGATGCTGGAGGAACATCCTCAAGAGCATCTTTGATGAACTCTCCTACTGGCAATTCAAGATGCCTTATAGCTAGAGCACGTTTAATAGTCTCTTCAGAACCTTCTCTCAAGATACCTTTACTAACTTGAACTGGTGTCCAAGTCCTCTTTCGCTCAAGAAGTTGTTGGTATGGATGCTTTCTCATTCTGCACAATCACAGGTAGGGGCGTTATCTTCACTCAGGATCTCACTCAAATACTCATCAACAACATCTGTATCACCTAAAGCGGCATACACGTCTGTTTTATCTTGCGTATCTGGTTGAACCTGTAAAGAATAGTATAAACTTTTTAGCGGTGAATTTAGCCATCTTGACATAAATTCTCTATTCATTTCTACCATATCTGACCACCAATTCATGGAGATAGCGTGAGCTAATCCAGTGCTGTCCATTAGTCTTTGCCATTCACAATTCAACTCAAAGAAAGTTTCCCAACCAACGTCTTGTGCAATCTCACACTTCGGATGAAACTGATAACTCTCCACGCCAAGAGTACTACTATCACGATCCACTTCTCTGCTTATTGGGGGTGAAAT